GTTACCTGCAAGAGTTACATCACCACCACCACCTGTACTTGTAATAGTAAAGTTAGGATAGGTTCCTGTTACTGTAGTTGTACCAGCTCCCGTTAAAGCTACAGTCTGATCAGGAGCAGTGTTGGCAAACACCGTACCAGTTAAAGAAAGACCAGAACCTGCTGTGTAAGTAGTGTCAGTAGTAACGTACCCAGCGCCATTAGCAAGCTGGTTGTTATTTGTAACATTTGTTGCGCCTGTAGCTATACCGTCCAGCTTAGTATTGTCAGCAGAGGTAAAGTTAATTTCAGTTAATCCGCCATCGCCCACACTATAAGTCGTGTTTACACTGCTAATCGTAAAGTTTGGATAGGTTCCTGATATGCTAGTAGCACCTGAACCAGTTAAGGCTACAGTCTGGTCAGGAGCGGTGTTACTAAACTCATTGCCAGCACTCAAAGCAAGACCAGAACCTGCTGTGTAAGTAGCTCCAGCGGCAGATCCGTCAGAAACTTCTGGCGCTCCAGTTGTATCGTTAAACGTTAGAAACTTACCTTTACGCTCATCCTTTAATGGCAGCGTCATGTTAACCGCAACATTCTCGGCATCATTTAACCGAAGGGTTCGATCAATTGCGTTTTCATTCTGTATAGCGCCAATGTAAATCTTATCAAAGTCACCATTAACATCTTCAGCTAAGAATGCGCCGTTCTCTTGATAGTCAGTAGTGCGGGTAACAGGCATGGTTAATACAATACTGATTGTATCGTTCACACTAGCACCTGTATCCAAGACAAAAGTGCCACCAGTAACTGTACCAATATTGTTTACAGTATAGTCAGCAGAGTTGACCACAACTTTGTTCTTATAAACAGTTACGTCAGAAGATGCCAAAACTCTAAAAGTATAGGCGAATGAAGTTTGCCCAGCAGAGGCGCTGTAGTCATTGCGAGTAGAAGTTGCAGTTACGGTCATTTTGACACCCTTTTAATTTGGTTCGATTATACTATAATTTGGTTGTTTTTTATACAGCTACTACATGTCGCCTACGGCTGTTTCTATGTAGTCAAATATTTTGTTTACACCACTAAGATTTTGCAATGGAATCAATCTTCTTAGAGTCCTAATGTCAGATTCTGTCATTGGGCCTGACGATGAAAGAGCGTTACTTGCTGCAACAGTAGTGCTAAGAAGGCTGCCTAAGCTTGGCCCTAAGATAGACTCTGAAACGCTGCGAGAGACAAAGCGTGATGCTGGCGCACTAATACCCAGTAAAGCTCTAATCCCTACAGAGTTGCTAGAAATTTTCTCAATGGTATTGTTAATCTCACCCACAATCCCAAGAACACCGGAACGGTCAATGCCTTCAGTTATCCACACTGCGGGATCGTCACTTACTTCTCGACCTGCAAGCTGTTGTTTGATGACATAAGAGAATGCCCCCATTCCTACTAGCGAAATAATACCGCCCATAGTGTTATGGTCTTGATTTTGAACTCCAGCAATAAATACACGCTGAGTAGCAGACAATATAAAAGACCTAAACTGCCCGATAGTCTTACCCATTTCCGTAGACATAAATAAAGGTTTCTCCTGACCTGGCATAATAATAACGCGGTCAGATTCCTTTCTCATAGCTACGCCCCACATGCGCTCAAGGTCTGGTCTATCCCAGTTTTTAGCGCCCGTTATCCACACGCCGTCTTCGTTCTTTCCATGTTTTACCACCTGCTCCATCATGTCATTAGCAGCTTGCTTATCAATTCCCAGTCGCCCAAGACGCTTGTCATACTTGCCTTTAGACAATCCGTCAAAGATAGAGGTTTGCATGGTTACTGCGTGAAGCTGCTTCATTCCTGAAGTCCAGCGGTCGAGGAAGTTAATCTTACCAAAGTTGTTAGCGCCTGATCTCAAGGCTCTTTCAACAGCGGTGCCGCCAGAAACGTAATCGCCAACGTCAGCAATCACGTCTGATTTACCAGCCATCAAAACGTCAGTTCCAACACCCCAGCTCTTTGCTTCACTAGCGGCAATCTTAAAGTTTTTAGTGTTAGATATTAACGGAGCTAAGCCTTTACTAAATGTCTTGGCAAAACCTTCTGCCATAACAATGCGAGCAACATCAGGAAAGCTGGATATGGTTACACCTCCAAGCAATCTTAAATAGTTGAGGTCGCGTGACGATCTTCCAATACGAGTCCATATGTTATCTTCCTGAAAACCATATACTCCACGCATCCTGTCGCGCATTCCGTTAAGATCTCGAATGTCAGCGTTTCTTTCCTTCTCTAATTTAGCGCGTTCTTTAGGGTCAGTAATGCCGCTGGCTCTTTCTCTATACTCTCTGTTTACTGATTGAATTTGATCGACCATATCAACGCTACCAAACCTCCTGGTCAACTCAATGTCAGCAGCAGTTTGTTGTAAATACCTGGCACCCAAGACCTCAATGTCATTCTCTAAAAACTCTTCAATAATCTCATCATCAATTTGAAAGGTTCGTTTGCGGAGAGGGCCGCGTAACGCGCTTACTTTACCTACTTTCGCTGTGCCTTCACCCATCTTCCAGTCGTAAGGAAGCCTGCCGCCAGGTGAGCCTTTAATTCTTTGGGCAATCTGCGCTGCAATATCATCATAGTCCTGCGCCTCAAATTCTCTACCAGACTTGTATTCAGCTTTATCTATAATTTCCTGAAGGTCTGCCTTTTCTTTCCCTTCTGCTTTTGCAACTTTAGTAGATGCAACCTTAGCCTGCTCATATAGATCAAGATCTTTCCTTTGCAGCCAGCCAGAAACCTTAGTAATAAACTGCGGGTAATTAGCGTCTATCTTGCCCGAGCTATACACTCTATTAAGGTAATTTACAGAGGTACTGACATCAACATCTTCAGGCAGCATCTTCAGCTCAATCATTTCGTCCTTCAAAGGATTGTATAATTCTTTGCGCCAGAAGTCAGAGGAAGCTTTAATCTCAGGAATGTCGCTTTCCCCAGTTCTAATAGCTCTAGCTACAGCTTCGTTAAAATCACGCCGTTTCATTTTAGGAGCGCCAGACTTTGTATACTGCTCGTAGAACTTATTGTTATTGTCTATCGAGTTGTAGAGCCTTCCACTCTTAATCTTAGCTAATGACTCAACAGCTTGGCCGGTAAAGTTATCTAGCATGATAGGGCTTTCTGCCAGCTCTGCTGCAAGCCTTCTGACTATTGGAGACTTACTAGTAAGCGCCCTAGACAAAGGGTCAAAACCTAGCTTGTCAGTTAAGAATCTAGCAACCTTACCCGTAACCTGAACATCGCCTATAACTACACGGGCAGCACCTACACTGTCCTCACCTACAGGGCCAGTCTTGGCGTTAATCGCAGGGTTAATACCTTCAGCTATTTTAGGTTCAACCTCCATTATGTCAGCCATTTCCCGAATAACCGTCTCATCAATTCCGTATCTAGGCAGGAGCTGTATAGTACCGCCTAGAACGCCCCCTAAAAGCGCGCCAGCACCCATGTTAATAGCAGACTCATCAAACGTCCTAGTCAGCTGCTGGGTGTGTAACGCGGCCTCCACAAGGGCAGTCTCTGCGGCTACAACAGTGCCTGTAACGGCAGCGCCACTAAGTATCCCTTTTCCTGCCCGATAAGTGTTTGCAGCTACACCGCCAATACTGAGAAGTGAAATAGGATCCATTACACCGGCCACGCCACTCATAACCATTCCAGTAGCACCACCTTTGGCAATAGTGTCTCTGTCTTGACGCTCTCTATTCATCTGCTTTCGAGTAGCTTCTAGCTCATCTTCATTGTCAGCATACAGCGCGGTTGATACAAAAGCCTGATCATTCTTCTCCTCCTCTGTAAACATGGAATATGCGTCAAATGACGGGTCATCTTTAGTTTCAGGCAGGCCAACTTCTCTAGTAGAAAAAGCTCCGATAATGTTCTCTTGCCTAAACGCGGCGCTAACAACTTCCCCAAAAGAAGGGTCTTCCTGAACATCTATTTCAGGAGCATAAACTGTTTTCTTGCCTAGCAGCTGTGTTTCTGGAGATGCAACAAATCCCATTTACTCACCTATTCCTTTTAAAGCATTAACCATTTCTTGACCAAACTGATTAATAAAGATTATCTCAGCTTCTTCCTGACCAAGTTTATCTACAGCAATTTTAAATCCTTTTGTAAACTTTTCCTTAGATATAGCCTTTGAAAATAACTTTTTAACC